ATAGCTTACAGTTACGCCCGATGTAATAGTTTGAGGATACACATACAATTTGTGATTTTCATACAAATATATTGGGTATGTAGTAGTAGGCGCAACTAAAGGTGTAGTGTTTATGTATAAAAGCTCGTTTCGCTGCACCAGCTGAGCTTCTATACTGTCTTTATATATTACAGTACCAAGTCTGTAAAAGTCCTCCGGGGTCGCCGTAACGACTATAGCTGCATTATTTGCAGGAACAGTATTAAATATTATATTAGCTCCACTAATTGTGTATGCGGTTGTAACAACACCATTTATAGTAACGGATATTACACTGCTTGCTAATTGTGAAGATGTTATAGAAGTAAATGGGAATGATATAGTTGTGCCGTCTCCCGTAAAACTTTGAGTAGCCACACTAGCCCCCGATGTAGTAGGTAATGTAAAGTATTTACCCGGAGCAACGTAAGTAGCATCTCCATACTCCTTAAAGATAGAAATATCTTGATCTACATTTTTAATGCGATCTGCATATTCAGTATCATTGTCTGGTCTACGAAGCTGCTGATTTAATGTGTCAAAATAACTTTCAAATACCTCAAGTTGCACTTGCGTAGCAACCTTGTTAAATTCATCTGGTGATAAGTTACCTCTCTGTTCTTTATTAAGAATAAGCAACACCGTTTTATAAACTATGTCTACATTTACTGCCATTTTATTTTTTTGTTATAAATATTAACCGGTCTCACTTAAGAAACCGGTCAATAATAATTCACCATCTATAATATAATTACGTGTTTTTTTTAAAAACTACTAATTAAATTTCTTTTCTATAGATCGGTATACTTCAACTCCNTCATCGGTTTTAAAATATGCTGCCATAGCTGANTATGGGTTTTCNTCAAAAGGTACAGACATTAGCTTTCTACCATTAGATGTCCAAGAAAAAGTTCTTTGATCCTGTGACAAGGTAATTATATTAGCCTCTGTAGCTTTAATAGCTACATTTCTAAGTCCTACATTTTCGTCTTGTGCTAATTCTAAAAATAAAGCAGGGTTGTTATTTGCAAACAATCGTAAATCTCTTTTAATTTCTTTAGAGGACAATTGATTAACTGCGTTACCCATTTCTACTCTTAATATAGCTTCAGCATCGTCGATATCCATATCTCTAGCAAATACTGCTGCATCTGTTTGCAAATCAAGTAACTCTAGATCGTCATAAGCTTCTTCAACAGGATCATATTCCTCGTAGATTCTTCCTTTTAACGGATGATATAATGAAAGTAGTTTTTGTAAATTCTGTTGTGTTTTAGGAACTCGTAAATCCCCATCTCTAAACATAATATGTCCTAACGTAGCTTCTCCTTCTTGTTCGCTTTTGAAAGGCGAATCATGGTTAGTTGCATATCTAATTTCTTTTTGTGTACCAGTTTCTTCATCAAAATATAGCAGCGCATGTTTTCTAGTATGCTTACCTGGAATAGTTAACGTAAGAGGGGTGTGCCTACCTACTAAGTAGTACAGCCTATCTTTAATTTCCCATTTAGGTTTTGCTGGTTTTTCTGGTGCTTCTGCAACCGGTTTTTCAACAGCCACTTTTGGGGCTGCTTCTACAATTTGTTCTTCTTGTGCAACTTTTTTAGCTGCTGGTTTTTTATTTGCCATAATATAATATAATTAAATAGTTAATAAGAATAATAATTACCCCCGTCATTACAACGAGGGTAAGAATTACATTTGAAATCCTTAGATTCCTTTGAATAATACGAAGTTGTTAGCTGCTTGAGTAATCAAACATCTTTCAGATAGGAAGTTTACTTCCATTGCATCAAGAGTTGAATTACTAGCACCTCCAACAGATCCTGTTAACCAAGATTTCATTCTACGGTCATCAGTTTGAGAAGCTCTGTATCGTACGTGTAAGAATGGACGACGAATGTTAGTTCCTAAAACTTGATCATAAACAGTTGAAGTTCCAGCTGGTACTAATACACCTTCGATTGAATTAACTCCGTTGATTGCTCCACGTGTAGAAGCATCGTTTAAGTATTTCCAATCTGTTTTGTAAAAGTCGTAAGATCCTCTACGGAATCCGCTGAATCCTAAGTTAAGCGCCATGTCTTCTGAATTTTCAAATAATCCATAAGCAACACCTCCAGTAGCTCCGCTAGAAATAGCCGCAAGCATATCATCAAAGTCTAAAGCAGTTTGACGGTTTAAGAATAACATGTTTTCCTCAATTGCTCCTTGAGTGTCAAGGTTTTTAAGGATAGCATCAAATTCATTTAATCCGTTAGCAGCTGTGAATCCGGTCTCTACATTACCTCTATCTTGGATAGCAGCAAATAAACCTTGTGTTCCTGGCTGAGTTAATGGGTTAAGAGTAGATGCATTTAATTCACCTTCTACCATTGCCATTTCTAAGTAATCTTCAAAACGTAAACGTGTTTCAGACTCAGCTTTCAAATACCATAGGTATCCGTCAGTTCCGTCCTCAGTCGCTACATTTACCCATCCGATTTGTGCAGTATCAGATCCAGATACAACGTACTGATCTCTAATAATGATTGGTGAGTTAGAAAACTGTGTTAATACAGGTTCTACGCTAGTTCTAGCAGCTGAGTTTCCAGCACCACCAGCAGCTAATGTAGTTCCTTTAGAATAATCAGATCCGTAAACGAATACTTTTAATCCAGTTGCAGAGAAACCTTGAGTAGTCAAAGTTGTTCCAGCAAATGACTGAATAGTAATTGTTCCAGCCGCACCTAGTGTAGATGCTGTTACAATACCTTTAGCCTCTAATCCAGTAGCCGGATCTAAAACAACAACAGTATCATTTACTGAAATTACATTACTAACTCCAGCAACAGCGCCAGGGTTAAGAGTAATTACAGATAATGTACCAGCTCCGTTAGCTTGAGATGCTCCAGCGTAAGAGATGTGTAATCTGTTTTGTTCAGACCAAATAACTTGATCAGATGTCATTGGCATTTCAGCACCAACCATTCTTAAAAATCCAGATAACGTTCTGTTTCCGTAACGCTCTACTTCTGCTTCGTAGATTTCTGGCAAATATTGCTGAGCAAAATCAGCAAAGTTAGTAGGAACTCCACCGCCTCCGCCGTTGTTATTCCATTGTAAATAGTTTGTAGCAAGTAATTGCTGTGTTTGTGATGGGACTATGCTCCCAAATTGTGGTAATAAACTCATTGTTATTAGTTTTTAAACTTTTTAATTTTCAATTTTGCGGAGTCCGCTCCAGAAACTGATTTGACTTTATACGCACCAAAACGAGCACTTTCAACTGGTGCTGCTTTCCTAGCTTCAGTAGATGTATTATTAGATTTGTTTACAACATCTCTAATAGCATCTGCTTTGCCTTGTTCGTAGAAGTGATTTGCTATTTTATCAGCATTTGCTCCTGTATATAAAGCCTTGTGATACCCTTTAGTATCCTTAATCGTGCCATCTTCTCCAAGGAACTTCCCTATGAAATTACTGATGTCTGATTGTTTTTCTCCCACCTGAGCAGCATTTTGTACTCCATACCTAAACTTTTTTTCTCCTAAACTAAAATCGAAACCTTCGAAATCTTTATTGAATAATTGTTCAGTTTGAGTTTTAAACTTCTCATGGTTTTGGGAGTTTCTTTCCTGATCCTCCTTATATCGATTAAAAAAGTCCGATGCTTTTTGTTGATCTTCAGAAAGACTTGGNGACTTCAACTTGATGTCATCATAATATTTTTCTTTAGTATCTTCTAAAAACTTACGGGCTTTTGAAACCTCTTCTTTATATGCGAGTTTTTTTCTTTTGATGTCTCGCTCTTCATCAATATCTTCATCAAATGCAAAAGTATCTTCGATCATAAAATCGATTTCTTCTTGTGACAAATGAGGCTTAGTGCTTTTATAATATTCTTTTACTAAAACGTCCCTATCTACATCTTCGTAGTTAGTATTTAATCTAAGGTAATCCTGCATAGTTCCACCTGTTTCTCTCATAAAATCTACCAGTTTAGTTATATTTTCTGGTAAATCATTTTGAACAGGAGGTGGCTCAATAGCAGGAGCTTTAGCTTCTACTTCTTTTTCTTCGGTAATCTCTTTAATGACTGGTTCGGATGTTCCTTCCTCCACTTCTTGTACATCTTCGGCTTGTTTATTCTCATCCACACCATCTGAGCTTGGCTCTTGAACGGCATCTTTTTCTTCTTTAGGAATTACTACTCGGGTTACATTACTAGGGACATCGATTAAAGGCTCCCTGTTTTTAGCTGCTAACTGTTCGTCAGTTAGTTTAGGCTTGGATTGGATCTTAAAAGATCCTTCCGTTTTTACTTGTTCATTCATGATATAATATTATATAATTATTAAATACTTATTTAAGTAGGATCAAACGAAGACAAATCAAATCCTCCCATCACATCATTACCCTGTGATTCGAAGTTTTTAGGCATACCTTCTGTTTGTCTTTGTTGTATAAGTTCGCTTTGCTGAGTACCTTGTATTTTCACCCGTTTNTCTTTACGGTCTTCTATTTCAGCTTCTTTATTTTTAGTAGCACCTATTTGTGCTTGAGCCAATTGCATATTGTACTCAAATTCAGTTGCCATTAATTGCTTTTTTATTTGAGCTTCAGTTTGCATTCTTTGTATTTCAAACTGTGACTTAGCCTGTTCGATAGCTACTTTCTCCGCAGTAAGAGCTTGTTGTTTTTCAACCTCAGCCATTGCTGCTCTTTCAGAAGCTTGAGCGTTAGCTTCAGCTTGAGCTTGTATATTCTTTTGCGTTAAGGCTTCTTCTCTTTCTTGCTTCTTTCTGCGCTTAAGCTTTAACATTTGATTAGCAAGCTTAAGGTTTTTGATTTGTTTAATGTCTATCGAATCCTCAATATCTATTTCTTTCGTTTGCAAAGCTATTTGTATGTTTTGTTGTAGCTCAGCTGTTTCTTCTTCGTCGGGTTCCATTTCTAAATATATACCAAAATCGTGTAAATTTAGGTTTTCCATTTCTTTTAGAGTTTCTACGTTAAACGTAGATACACTATTCATTAATGAATTTTTAGTAAGTGGAAAATTTAGTACATCAGCTATTTTTAAAGAAATGTTTTCGCAAGTACTAAGCGCTAAAAAAAGACTAGCATCTTGTATATGCTTAGTAGCTACGTTAGAAGCGTTAGCTGCCATTTTTTGTAGACCAACTAATGAATCAGCAGAAGGTAAAGATCCGTCTCTTGCTTCATTTAATCCAGTAACATCTCTAATCATTTGCATATTGTAATTATATGCTGTAATAAGAGATTGTATTTTGCCCATTCCATTTGATGAAGACAATTCTTGAATTGGCACTTTACCTCTGTTTATATCTCCTTCTTGTGTAAGTGATCTACCTACAACAGAACCGGTTTGAAAATACATATTTAATGCTTCAGCCGGATTGTAGTTTGTTCCATTGCCTAAATCAACCTCAGCTAAACCGTCCATATCTAAAAAGATACCATCGGGAACCATTCTGGATAATACTTGTTGTATTTTTAAATGAGTTAGTTGTATTACGTCGGCAAAACCTACACATTTACTTATTAAAGATTGTATTTTACCTTTGTACATTCTTGGGGCACATAAAGAATAACTCATTTCTACGCGGGTGGTATCTGCCATTGGTCGTGTCATGTTTTC